GGTATAGAACCGCCAGCTGAAATAGTCTGGGAAATGCCAATTGTTCCTGTTAATGATATATCTGATATTTCTGCTGATGATATGACAAATTATTCAAATTATCTTAAAGAGTGGAAAGCTCCTGAAGGAGTAGAAGACATCTCTACAGAAGCAGAACAACTAATTAAAATGGAATTACCAAAGAATCTTCAAAAGGAGATTTTAGCTAATTCAATTAAACTCACATCCATTGACAAGACAAAGAGTCTTCCTATAGATGATCAAACACAACAATTACTAGCATAAAAAAAGGGGAAGCATTACACTCCCCCTTCACAGGCAACACATAGCATCCTCTGTTTACGCAGGGGATTTTTTTATCCCTATATAAAAAGACTTAAGGGAAAAAATAATATGAATATAATTAAATCAATCATGCTTTATTTATTATTTCTTTGATTTCACTTTCTAAACGTTTACAAACTGCATTACAATGATTTATAATTGCAGCACATATATTTGCATGGTATGGATAGTTTTCTAAATTCTTTTTAAGTTTATTAATTGGCTTTCCTCCATAGTCTAATACTATAGAATTATACTTATTAATACCTATTTGAAGTTCAAATAGCTCTCCATTCTCTATAACACGATATTTATCCTTTTTGGCACTCATTTCATACTCCTAAACTATAAAACGTTAATTACGGGGTCTGAGAGGCCCTTAAAGAAGAGTTGTATATGGGGGGGTAGTCTATGGTCAGTAGCCCCGTTTAAATCACTGTACGAGGCTCTGACGCAATCTTTTTTTACTGAGCTGGTTTATTTTTGGCAGATTTCTCATCTTGTGGACGTTTTACAAAACTTGGACTAATATTAGGATCCAGTTGAGAAAGTCTAGCTAATATCGACATTAACTTTACAACTTCACCATATGGACGAGACATTAAATATCTCATAAGATCTTGTAGTACTGATCCAGATACTAAGTAAACTGGTTCTCGTACATCTGGTTCTGGTTTTGTTTTTGGTGCTGCTTTATTTATATCAGTCATTATTTACCTCCTTGTTTAAACGATTTAGATACCATAATGCTTTATCTAAATCTTTTTTTGGTTCACCTTTAAATCTAAATCTAGCAACATATTTTATAACGTTACCTTTTAAGTAACCAAGAAATTCATCTTTTGTCATAATATCTTTTATGATTTCGATAGTTTCTTTATTACCTTTAAGATAATGTGCAGGTGCATTCACATCATCTTTAAAGTTTTTAGTTAGTCTATTTCTTACCATAGGTTCTCCTAATCTTATTGTATCTTATAGTTTCTAAATCGTATTCACCTTTATCCACATTACGTTTCACTATTAATCCACTCCACCACATTCGTTGAGTAGCAATAGCCCACGGCTCTTCATGATTTAAAAAACATCCAACAGATAAGCCCATAAGTTTTTTGCCAGATGGAGACGTAGATATTGCATAATCTAATAAATGATTATGACCAACTGTACTTGATGTTTTATTTTTATTTAATAAAGACCTACCAACATTTTCTCCAGATATAGCTTTTCCAAGAACTCCATTTGGAAAGCAATGACAATAGTATACACCATCCACATTAACAGGAACCTGGTAATTATACACATCCCATCCAAATCTATCATATTCTAAATCATCAATACTAATTGCTCCATCAAGTTCTGGAGTATTATCTATAGCTCTATCAATTCTATCTTCATGATTTCCCAGTAGCATTATCCTTCTTTGTCCGTTTTTCTTCCGCCCATTTCCTAGCAGGCCACGATTAAATTTTTCCAACGCATCGTGTGCATGCTCTATGTCTTTTTTATATCTTCTTCCTTCAAAAGACTTCTTACCTTTATCATAACTTGAAAGAGAATCCATACTCGCAAAGTCTCCCATACAAATTATAACATCTGCTTTTATATCTCTAGCAAATTTTCCTGCCCATAGAAACCTATCATTAGGTGATTTAGGTGTACTATGAGGATCGCCTATTACTAAGTGTGTTGCCATTAGTTTAAGTCCTCCTTTTTAAATTTACGTTTTTTTAAATACGACATAAAGTCAACCAGATTAGTCTTACTTACTCCTGCTAAATCGCCTTCTTGTATACCCAGTTCACTTGATCGCTTGCTATCCTCATGAAAACCTTTTATTCCTTCTAAAAATGTTTCATGCGGATTTCTAGTAGCCATGCGAATCATACCTCTTGCAATAGTTGTGCACATATGTTCAGACGGTGCGTCTAGTTTTCTATGAGTATCAACTAGTATACCACATGCAAAGCCATCTTCTACAGGGCTAAGTAGAATCTTTATTGAATTAGTAAAATCAACATTAAATTTCTGTATTTTTTTCATTTAAATAATCATATTTTACTCTCCAAGAATTTGTTAATTCAACAGAAGAGTGTAGTTCAAAAAATTTTTCAGCACTTAATATAACAAGTGGTTTTTTATTATTCATTTTTATAAATACAAGTGGATTTAAAGATCCATGATTATTTGCCTGGTCATAGGCATCATATACTTTTTTCCACTTCTCATCATTTTTGCATTCTATATCATACGGAAAAATAGAATACGCTCTTTTTGATAATTTTATATCTGCACCACGTTCTCCCATAATGGCACACCGTATTTCATTACTGGTTAAGTCAGGGAGTAGACCCCTCAAACTATCCCTGACCCAATTCTGAAGCTTTCGCCCTTTAGCTTTACGACTTTTTATTGTAGTCATTATCTTCTCTAGGATTATTCACTTCAGTGTACCAGACCCACTTAGGGTTTTTTCCTTGCGATTGTTGTTGTGGAAGCAACTGCAAGTTATTGCCCCAGCAAGGAACTTTGTATGGGCAATACGAGCATACCGTGCCCAACACTTTATTACCTGTAAGTTTTTTTCTATAGGTTTCATCAATTTCAGTATAACATCTTTTAAAAGGCTTATCATCTTTTATTGTTTTGTAATTTATATGAGCCTTTTCAATTGCCTCTTTTTTATATTCATCATCAACTAATGGAGTCTCACATACAGTCCATTCTCCTGTAGATTTATTAATTACAATCCATCCTCCAAAGGGTACTTTCTCAGATTCAGAATATAGATATCCTTGCGGAACATAGCCGAAAGAATCTTCTTTTACTAATTCCATAAACCCACCCTTCTCTCCAAATTTATGTTCAAATGAATACGGAGATGCACTTTTTATATCCCAAATTTTTTCTTGATTCTCCTTTATTTTAACATCATAAGTACCGTCAATGGATCCACCATTAAACTTATAGGATACTGGTTTTTGTTCTCCTGTTATATTTACGCCAGAAGATTTTAAAATAAACACTGCAAGAGCTTCTACCATATCACCAAATGTATTTCTCATTTTTACATTATATGATTGGCCATCTCCCTTTACATTTTTAGCTTCCATTTGTAATTGGCAAGTAGGTCTTCCTGCATTACTCATGCGAATGTGAAACTTATCTGCCCTTTGTTTAGAAAACTGTTTACGCAGGGCAGATTTACAAGCCTCTCCAAATTCAAATACAAGGCCATCAGATAATTTAACTGGTGATTTACTAGCTTTATCTAAATAGATTTGTACTTTTTGAAGTATATTAGTCATTATGAAGTAGAAAGCATTTTTTCTGGGTTATCTAGTTCATCAACAACTTTTGCATCAATTACATCTTTTGGTCCAGACGCTTTAGCTCTTGATTCTTTCCATAAATTAACAACCTCTTCATTTTCATCATGAATAATTTGTTGAAAAGAATTTAAAGTTTCTCTATCTTCATCATTAATAGACATATTTGCTTCAAGGTTTACTTTTATATCAGGAATATAAAAAGTATTTCCTCCTTTTTTTTGTTTCTTGCTATTAACTGTAAACACGCAAGAGAATAAAAGTTTTTTCTTTTTATCAATTTGCTCTAAAGCAGAACCCATTGGAGAAAAACTTGTTCCCGTAACACGCCACAAAGAACGGCAATTTTCTACTTTGTATTGTTCACCATTTGCTCTAGCCCCATTCATAGAAACTAATCCATAAACTAGACGATAGCATCTTATCTTTTTTTGCTCTGCTAGTTCTTCTGGAGTTAAAGAGTTTCTTTGTTTAAACGGTATTTTTCCGCAACGAACTCCGCCTTGGATATCTATAGCTTCGTCTTTCCAGTTTTTAAATATGATTGATCTATTTACATATTCTCCCTTCTCTGGTTCGTAGTGCATATATTGCATTGCACTTACAAATGGGCGAAAAGTAATAGGCTTACCATATATACTTTCTCCAGCATCAGCAACGTAAACAAAGAAATTACCTATAGGTAATCTGTTTCCATCATCATCTTCTGGAGATCTATTTATTCCAAGTCTAGGAATATTATTTCCAGATGATCCACCTGGAACTTGACCTAATGCCTTCATGATTTGATCATGAGACATTGTATCTAAATTAATAAGTTCATTTGTCATATATAAAATCCTCCAAATTATAATTAAGTATGTATAACATATTTGACCCGTTTTGTCAATGGGTAAAATTGAATTATATAAATAATTCAAAAATAGTTTTGCCTACAGAAAATACCACTACGCCACAAACAGCAACCACCCATAAAAAAAATAGTATCTCTCCAATGCCATCTAGTAATTTCCAAATAAAATATTCCATAAATTCTCCTTTATTTTCAATTAGTTAAATCAATTGTGTTTTCTTATTAGTAAGTTCAGCAGCTATTCCATGAGATCTAGCAAACCACATGAGATAGCTTTGAAGCTCATAGTCTTTATTTATCAAAAGCTTAATGGGCTTACGCACATCGCTACCATTATTAAATTCTTTTAATAGCTTCTCAAAAAAATCATATGCTTTAACCTGCTCATCATCATATTCACTATCTATTGAATTGAATGATACATGAGGGGCTTCATCTTCGATATTCATTATTTACCTCCTATTTGTTATACTGGATCTCTATCAATTTCATGTTCTGATTTCCATACTTCTTCTATGGTACTTGTAAGAACAGGTATTTGCGAACCATTAATATTTACTGCAACGCCTTTAAGACTTTCTATATTATCTTCTAGCGATTTATCCCAGTCTATTAATTCATGAACCGACATGTAGTATGCTTTTACTGCACCCATAATATCCTCCTATGTTATTGTTGTTAAATCTAACCAATTATACCCTGTCTTTAATTCTGTGTCAAGAGGCACATTAAAATTAATATCATAAATTTCTTTTAAAGACAAGATAACTTTTTGTGCTCCATCCTTCATAATTTCTTTCATTATATTTTCTTCTTCAGGATGTACATCTGCAATAACAGAATCGTGCACAGTATTAATTAATAAACTTTTTACCTTTTTAGCTTTCATAATTTTCCAAATGTTAATACACGTAATTGGAACTATATCTGCTGTAGCTAACCCTTGTACTGGATAATTTTTTATTTGGGTTGAATAACTTGATCCCCCCCAAGGCATTCGTTCCGCATAGGGAAATGAATATTCTCTTCCCGTTGGTAATTTTATAATTTTAAATTCAATTGCGTTACTTTGCAGAACATCATGCCAATGTTTTATATCTTTGTATTTTTTTAAAAATTCAGAATAATATTTTTTTTCTTCTTCGGTTCCGCTCATGCCTCCATACAATGGTTTAAAGGTATGTGCTTTTGCATCCTGTCGTGATATACCTATTGTATCTGCGGTGTATTGATGAACATCAATATTATTGTCAATATCTTCCATTCCCTGTTTATCCTGGGCAAGGTAAACGGCTGTTCTAAATTCCAATTGAGAAAAATCTATTTCCATAATACTTCCACCGTTCCATCGTGAGGTTACAACTTTTCGTATAGGAAATGTTCTAGCTCGTGGCTGGTTTTGAAAATTGGGATCTCTACTAGATAACCTTCCAGTAGCCGTTACACATTGCATAAATTTTGGTCTAAGAATTCTAGTTTCTTTGCTAGTAAAATTTTTTATTCCAGATATAAAAGTATTTAGATAAGTATCAATAGCATTAAAACGAATTAAAGAATCTAATAATTCCTTCAGATCTCCTTGAGCATACGAGGCAATTTTAGTAAGAGTAATACGATCTGTTTTAAAACCTCCTTCAGATACATCCATAACTCCTCGTGGCTTTTGTCTAAACCCAGCAACACTGGCCATATTAGAATACAAAAATCCTTCTCCATCGCATGAATCACACTTGCTATACTTTTTGTAAGGACTTCCGTCTCGTTTTATTTTTTTAATTATTCCTTTACCATTACAAGATGCACATTTAGATGCCGTTGTTTTATAGATTAACTCAGTATTTTCAGCTACAAGTTTACTAAGTTGAGTACGAGAATACTTTGGTCTTCTTTTTTTTCTTTTTGTAAATTTGTCTATACCAATATTAAAAATACCAGACCAGGTTTTTTTATCAATAACTTTTCTAGAGTAGATAAGCCAAGATAATTGCTCTGGACTTGCTGAATTAATTCTAGTATCTCCCATTTTCTCATGCATCATCTTATTTATTTTTTGTTTTAAGAAACTAAATTCTGCTTTATATTCTTTTTCAACTTCATCTAAACAATCCAAATCAATATTTATTCAATTTCGTTCCATGT